TTGCTTTTCCGGGGCTTTGCTGGTGTTTTTTTATCGGCAAAATTCCCGCTGTTATCGGTGGAATGGCGAAAAATGGCGGTTGTCTGGGCGGTTGCGGGATTTCGCCCGATTCGGTGCGGGTTTTTTTGTCAAGTTTTTTGTCGGCTGGGATTGGTGCTGGGCATGCGTTGGCCCGGGCGGATTATGTATAGTCGGTTGCCGGGGGTGTTTGGGTTGTGTTGCTCGGGCTGGCGTTGCCGGGGTGGTTGGCGCGATGGGCTCGGCTGGGCGATGGTGCTGCGGTGGCTGGCGCGGGATTGTATTTTTTTGGCGCGCGCATCTCCGCAGGGAGGGGGGGTAGCCACGGTCTCTTTTCAGGTAGGTATCAGGAAAACTTGCGTAGGGGGTGTGCTGACGAATACGACGAACAAAGCGCTTGACTTTTGGTGGGGGTGTATGTTAATGTATATACAAAGGACGGAAAGACGATGGACGGCGAAAAATATTTTAATTGTGCTGTTGAGCTGACTGACAAACATCCTGGGGTTCAGTTTGCTGAGATGTTGACCCACGACAGTCGGGTTAGTCAGTTAGAGAGATTATATTTCCAAGACGATTGGCGAGATTTGCCTTTATATGGTTATAATACCTTCTGTTTGAAAATGGAAAACGAGGGGCAAAAAAGCTGGCTTGCGAAGATTAAGGAACTTGATAGTAATGTAATGCTCAGGCATCTGGAGAGCCAGTTGATGCAGGCTAGTCGCAACGGGCAGAGTCCGAATCGGGCTGTTTTGGAAGCGACGGTGAAGGCTCTGCAGGGCGTAAGTGCTGTAAGCAAGATAGCGACGGAGTCTGGTGTAGGCGGTGGGAGCTCGGTGATTGAGGTAAGATTCATACCTTCCCTGGATGAACCGGTTGAGGCAGACAAGCAATTGTCGGCGGATGAAAGCGAGGTGGTCGAGTAATGGATATAATCAGCGACTATCGCCCGATAATTCAGAATATAAAACACTACAAGTATCGATACCTGGTGTATTTGAGTGGGCGACTTGGGTTGGCGAAGTCCACGAATATTGCTAGGGCTTTGCTGACTATTGCTATGATGAAAAGGCTGAAAATCGCTTGTGTTCGTGAAACGCAGAACTCGATTAAAGACTCGGTCCACGCACAGTTGTCTGACGAGATAATAACGAATTCTCTGCCTTTTGAGATTTACAAAGAAAGTATCTACTGCCCGGCAACTGGCAGTGAAATTATTTTTAAGGGGTTGCGAGAGACCAACCAACATAATATACGTTCTATGGCTAATATAGATGTTGCGTTTATTGAAGAAGCCCAGGCTATATCGACGACATCTTGGGAATCGTTTGCCCCGACTATACGTAAGGCGGGGTCGTTTATTATTATTGCTGGAAATCCTGACGAAGAATCTGACGTGGTGTATCAGTTGTTTGGACCGGAGGCGCCCCGACGCCCCGACGTGTATTACTGCTATAAAGATTTTAGATATAACCCGTTCAAGTTGCCAAATGCGGTTTTGCAGGATATTGCTATGATGAAAGCGAACCGCCCTGATGACTATGAGCGAATATATCTTGGTAAATTGCGGACAGCGGTAGACTTGCCCGTGGTTCGTTCTTGGGACCCTGAAAAGAACATCGGGGTTGGCAAAGAAAGCAATACAATCTACTGGTCGCTTGATTTTAACGTCAATCCACAATGCTCGGTTATATGCCATTGGAACGGCGGGAATGATTTTTACTTTAGCGACGAGATTGTATTAGAAAATGTATCTACATATAGGGTTGCCGAAGAGTTTGTAAAGTTATATAAAAGAAAATACGATGGCAGACCTTTGGTAATAAATGGGGATGCTTCTGGTCGCAATAGGTCGTCTAACAGTGAATTTTCAAATTATGCTATTATTGAGCAGGTGCTTACAAAGGAACGGATACGGTTTGACTTCCAGGTTCCAAAGGCTAACACTAGTATCAGCAACAGGGTTAATAACTTTGATTGGCACGTTCGGGGGCTGGACGGGAAGCCACATATATTGGTAAATCCAGAGTGTCGGCATTTGTGCCATTCGTGTAAGTTATTAAGTTATGATAAAAACGGCAATATTATTGAAGTGCCGGCTCGTCCTGGTATGAAAACAATAGACTATGCAAAGTCGCATATCTTTGATGCGGCATCATACTGTGTAATGGCAAACGATTGTGTTACAGAAGCGTTTGTTAAAATGCCCAAAAGTAATACTTTATCAATTAAAGAATCTTGGGAAAGAGCTTTACAAAGGGCTGCTTGTGGAGGTGCTTTATAATGAAAGAAATATGGAAATATATAGATGGGTTTAATGGTCGTTATTCTGTTTCAAGTTTTGGAAGAGTGAGAGCAGAAAACAGATGGTGTTATAATCCTAGGTATGGTAAATTTTTTCTTGCGGGTAAAATGCTTAAACCATCAAACAATAGTAATGGGTATTTAACAGTAACATTAGCTCTTAATGGGCGTTCGTTCCCTTTATGTGTTCATAGAATTGTTGCCCAGGCTTTTATTCCAAATCCTAAAAATAAACCACAAGTAAATCATATTAATGGGAATCGGGCAGATAATAACGTTAATAATTTAGAATGGTGTACTCAATCTGAAAATAATTTACATTCTTATCGTAAATTAGGTAGAATAAAAGTAGGGCTCAAAGGGGAAAATAACCCTGTTTCAAAAATTGTTTTGCAAATAAAAAATGGAATTGTTATAGCTGAATTTTGTAGCGTGACAGAGGCGCAAACAAAAACAGGTATTGCTAGACAATCTATTGGTAAGGTTGCTAATAAAAAACTTAAATCCGCTGGAGGTTATAAGTGGGAGTGGAAAAAAGATGACGGAGAAAGAGATTGCTAAATGGCAGTATCTTACAAAGAAATATCCCGAAAGGGCTGGGCTGGCGTATGAAATATATTGCCGGCACAAAACAAAAGACGCCAATGTAACAACCTACTTTATGTGGGCTGGGAAGTTGGAAAACCAAACCGAACAGAGGTATCGCAAAGGGTTGCGAAAATTCTGTGAAAATGAAAGAACAAAAATGGAGATAAAAAATGGTTAGAAAATTAACCGATGAAGAAAGATGGCTGCCTGTTGTCGGTTATGAAGGGTTTTATATAGTGAGTTCTTTGGGCAGGGTAAGATTATTAGAGAGAAGTGGGTTTAGAAAAAATGGAAGATTTTTTTATGTGCATTCTAAAATAAAGAAACCGTATTTAACAAAATTTGGTTATTATAGACTGCGTATGGAAAAGAACAAACATTCTAAACACATATTTGTTCATCGTTTGGTAGCAGAGGCGTTTATACCAAATCCCGAAAACAAACCGCAAATAAATCATAAAAACGGGATACGAACAGATAATCGAGTCGAAAATTTAGAATGGGTAACAAGAAGTGAGAATATTATACACTCTTATAAGTTTTTAGGGCACAAAGCTACACAACTGTTTGGGAAAGATAATCCTATGTGCAAAATTGTGTTAAAAATAAAAGACGGGGTCGTTATACAGGAATTTTTTGGTGCCAAAGCGGCAGCAGAAAGCATAGGTGTACGTACTGATACAATTAGTAAAGTATGTGCAGGAAAATATAAAACTTGTAAAGGTTTTGTATGGAAATATAAAAACAAAAAGGAACAAAAATGGTAAAAAAACTTATAACTTTTTCATTCGCTCCAAATTCAATCGGTGGGTTTTGTTGTATATGTAATGGAGTGCAAACAACAAGAGAAAAACATTTTTCTGCTTGTATTCCAATGACAAAACACGCTTTTTTAGAAGCATTGGAAAACCGTATTAAATTCAACGAATTGTTGGGTATAGATATACGTGATGGTTGGCAAAACGCATTAAAAGACGCTATTGAACCGTTTATTACAATGACCGAAGACGCAGACCCTGCGGTGGTTGCAGATGCCGTAGCTAAGGCAGACATCAATATTCGTGGGGAAGAAGAAGTTGCGAAAGATGTTGAAGTTTTAGAAGTTGAAAACGAAAAATTGGTTGCCGAAGTTGAAAAAGAAGTAATAGAAGAAAAACCTGTAAAGAAAACACGTAAAACAACAAAAAAAGCACAGAAGGAAGTAGAAAATGACAATAGACGAGAAGAAGTTGTTGCAGATAGCGTCGAGAATGCCGGAAGTGAACCAGATTCTGGAGTATCTGCTGAAGGAACAAGCACCGCAGATAATGCATAGGGAAAACGAACAAGTATTTAAGGGTTTTATGATGGCATATTATGCCATCACAGAACTCCAAAACGTAACCACAACACAGGAGTAAAAAATGAACGATATCACAGAAGAAGAATTGCAGAAAGCAGTTGCTGGAGAAGAAACTAACACCTTGACGGGGTTGGCGGCGGATTTGCAGGCAGAATTTACTGAAGACGAAGAACCTAAAACAGAAACAGAACCTGCCCAGGAAGAAGTTGCAACTGACGAGCCGGCTAAGGAAGAGCCTGCTCAGGAAGAACCAAAACCCGATGAACAACCCGCTGAAGAGCAAGAACCTGTTGCCGAAGAAGAACAGCCAGCGCAGGAAGAGCCAAAACCAGAAGAGCCAAAGTTGATTTTGGGCAAGTTCAAATCGCAAGAAGATTTGGAAAAGGCATATCAAAACCTAGAAAGAAAGATGGGTGAAAAAGCCCAAGAAGTAAAAGAAGTTGCACAAGTTAAAAGTGATGACTTTGATAAAGCAGTAGATGCTAAAATCGCCGAAGAGTCTTGGAAAATTGTAGATAAGGCTTTTGATACAATCACAGACCCCGAACAAGCAAAAGAAGCCCAGTTTTTATTAATGAAATTTAAGAAAACTGCGAACCCCGACTATTTAGAAAAGGCTCGTGGTTACTTGGATGCTCGTGTTGACCGTCGATTAGAAGTCGACACAATGGATGTTGCTGCGAAAATTCGGCAGGAAGCCAATGCTCACCGTCAGGAAATCTTATTAAAGCCTTTGGCAGAAGAATTAGACAAAATGGCTGAAGAAGACCCTGAATTTATGAACGACGAGCAAAACCAAAATTTGATGGCGATGGCAATTAAGCTGAATCCAACCACGGTTGATGTTCGTATGGTTAAAAAACAAATCCAATCTTATGGCAAAAATCAGTATGAAAGGGGATATGAAGCGGCTAAAAAAGAATTTGCTAAGCAAGTAGAGAAAAAAGCCGTGTCTGTAAAGTCCACAACTCATATTGAAACACCAAAACCAAAAAAACCAATAGAATCAATGAGTATTCAAGACCAGTTAGAGGAAGAAATGAAGTCTTTGTTATCATAAGGACAGAAAAATGAGTAAAACATTAGAAATAATTTGCGGAATTGTTGTCTGGGGTTTTGTAATCTTTGTGATTTGTCTATTGTTTTCTGGTTGTTCTCGCAAAACGCCTGTTGAATCTGCATTTGGCGGGGTTCAGCAGGCTATTGCCGAGACTAAAGTTAGTTTGCCAGCCGAGTGTAAAACCAGCGAAGTGTTGGCAAAGTTTGACGAATTGGAAACTAAACGACAAATTGCAGAAAGTGTGTGCGAAGCTAAGATAAAAGACACCCAAATTAAGTGGGAAAGGACAATTTGGCTGATAATTTTAGTGGTCGGGGCATATTTTGCAAAATTTTTTATAAAAAAATAAAAAAAACATAAGTCGATTTGTTTATTATATAGTAAGAAGTGAAAAAAACCTGATTTGAGTTGGATAACCTTCGGGCCCGATAAAAACAGACAATTTTTGACACATTGAAAAAAACATAAACAATACAAATAAACGAAAAAAGGATAAATAATGTCTAATAATGCATTTTTGAACGGCGTTGCCCCGTACAACGCAGTTAGCGAAAAATGGTCAAAAGTTCTGTTAAAGAATTTATCCTTGGTTGGTGTGTATAAACACATCGCCGTTGACCACTCTTCTGAATTGTCAGATAACTCTGATGCGATTCATTTACGTATGGTAAACGATTCTTCTGTTACCGTTGCCAATTACTACACTCGTAGTGCAACTCCTGGCACAGCTGGTACTGAAGGCACAATTACTTACGGCACAGCCGCTGTCGATGATTATGTATTGCAATTGACAGAAACTCCATCTACTGCAGTTAGCTTTGAAGATTATGCTTTGAAAACTGCTGATGTTTCTTTCCAAGCGAAGATTATCGAACGTGGTTTGTATGCTTTGTCGAAATACATTGACACGTTTGTTATGAGCACAATCACTGCTGCTGCTGGAACAACGCTGACTGCGTTCAATGCTACGACTGCTGCTGCGGGCGATGTCTATGACTTGTTGTTGCAAGCCGCTGCTGTTTTGAAAAAAGCTGGTGCAACTCCAGTGTCGAACGTTTCTGACTTGGCGGGCGACCGTGGATTGAAAGAAGTTGGTTATGTCTGTGTTAACCCAGATGTAATGCGCTTTATCTTGAAAGAACCAGCATTTGTGAAAGTCGATATGACCGATAAGAATGCTTTGTGGAAAGATGGTGTTGTTCGTGGAACAATCGCAGGTTTGGTGGTGTTAGAATCCTCAAACTTGGAAACAAATGCTTCCAACGTCTGCACAATCTTCGCTGGAATCAAATCAGCGGCTCACTTTGCTATTAAGAAAATCAGTGACCGTATGATTCCTGCACAAAACAACTTCCAAATGTTGTGGTCTGTTTTGACAAGCTGTGGTTGTGTGGTTTCTCACCCGAACGCGATTGTCAAATGTGCAGTTACAGTTGCTTAATAACTGTTGTGGTTGGTGGGGGTACCGTTCGCCCCCACCCCAAATACAAATAAGAGTAAAAATATGATAGTTTGCGATTACGAATTAGGCGAAGTAAAGAAAAGAGAATTAACATCAGACGAAAAGAAAGATGTCTGTGATTATGTTGTTTCTCGCTGGAATGCTTGGAGCAAGCCAGTTGAGTCTTTACAAGATAACACACGAGTTATTCGTGACCGTGCCACTCCAACAATTTGTGATATTAAACAGCCAGAAAGAAAAAAAGACTGGCACTCTAATATTAGATTAAACCGTATGTATGAGTATTACAACAAATTATACGGTATTTTGTATGAAACATTTTATGATAAGATTTCGTCTTATCTGAAACTTGGCAAAGATAACCACGATAAAGTTTATAATTTAGCGTTAGACCAAGAAAATAAAAAATGCCTTTTGGTGTCTATTAAAGATATGTTGGACACAGGCGAAGTGGTTGCTAGTTCGGAATATAAGGCGATTTATAAGAAAGAAGTTTTGCCAATCGAACAAATCGGTATGGTTGACCCGGCATCTATTGTTTCTGTACGTGAAAACTCCTTTGTCGTTCGTCAAGAAGTCGGTCGTCGCCTTAACTTTGTTCGTATTGACCCGTGCAACTTTGTGTACGACCCCCTGATTACACCTTGCACGGAAGATTTTTACGAATGCGATAAAATTATTAAACAATGGAAAACCCGTCGGGAAATTCTGTCGAACAAGTCGTATGAAATTGACCGTCAGCAGTTTGAAAACACTTTCCCACAACAGACGACTCCAAATATGGAATCTCAAGACGAACAAGATGTTAATAGTGTATATCGTTATAACCAGATAGAAGTCTTGACTATGTTTGGAACGTTTTATATTAACGGGAAGGCGTATGAAAACTATGTGGCCGTTATAATTGGTCGTGCGTTCTTAGCATATTTTGCTCCTAAAGGTATATACACCCCAGATATTTATTATTATCCATTCCACGCAAGGGGAAATGGTGCTCGTGGGGTGTCGCCTTTGTTCTACATAGCAGACCTTTGCAAAGCCGAAGAAGATGCGTTTAACGATACTCGTGATGCTGTTAAATTACAGTTAAACCCAACTCGTTATGCACCTACAGGGTTCTTTGAAGAGAGTGTTGTGAAGCAAGAGCCGGGCAAAATCATTACGTATCGTCTTGGTATGCAAGACCCGAACGCAATTATCAAAGAAGTTATTGATGCCCAGCCTGCTTTACAGTCGTTCCAAGAAACGACCAAACAGTTGGAAAAGGAAATTGCTGGTATTGATAACGGGCAATTGTCTGTAAAGTCTGAAGCTTTGACAGAAGAAGAAGTTAAACGTATTGCTGTTAGCGAATCTTTGATTCCAAATATGATTATTTCGGGCATTATGTTGAACGTTGTTAGCCGTTACTTGAAAGACTGCGTGCAAATGGTTGACGGCGAAGAATTAGACGGCAACGTTGTCAAGACCGCTTGGGAATATGCAAACGAACAATTGCAAATGCAGAATATTGTTGCTTTGATTGAGAAAGTTGGTGCAGCAGACCCAACAATGCCAAAGATTCAAGATACAGCGGCACGTGCATTACAGGCTATGGGTGTAAATCCAGCCGACTACTTGAACGATGGTCGCACACAACAGATTATCCAAACGTTTGGTGGGTTGTCAGACGACGTTATACAACAATTGGCACAAATGGGGCAACAGTTACAAGTTGAACAGAATAATATTGCCAAGGCGTCTAAGATGATGGCACAAATACAAGACGACGAATATCGTAAAGTATTGCGTAAGTCTTGGGAAGAAACAGGTATGATGCCAGAAGCTGTTATGGTTCCAAATGGCGATGCGGTTATGGAAGTTCCAGTTACAAGAGTAACACCAGAAACACAAGTTAAAAACAAAGTATCAACAACGGCGGACTAAAAATGAAATCATATAAAGACTTACTTATTGAAACACTAAACCAACGGCACATTATAGATAATCGACAGATTGTTGATGTCGCTGATATAACAAAGTCGGTGTTGGTTGCATTTGACCGCGCCTGCTCAGAAATGCGAGACATGTATAATTGGATTTGGAATTATAAGGAAGATACTTATGTGACCCAAGCGGGGCGCACTACTTACCCAATGCCATATGGTATTGTTAAAGGGTTGGACTTGCAAGATAATGACGGCAATAAATGCACTTTGGATTTTGTTGCAGAATTGACCGCAAAAGACGGTTGTCCGACACAATGGACGCACGATTGGGCAAATGAAGAATTGTTGATTGCCCCTGCCGAAAAAGACGCAAATCATACAATGATAATCAAGTATTATGATAAAAACATTGCGTGTATTGGGGCGCGCACAGATGGTAACTTGTTGCAAACATTTGATTCAACTGGAACACAAGCATCTACCGACAATCAGTTTTTAAATGTGCCAACAAACATTTATGAAGCATATGCAAAATGCGTCACGACATTGGCTCGCGTGTATTTGAATGAGGGCGCGCAACCAAGCGTATTTGAGGCACAAAGACAAGAATTCCAAAACGCATTAAATTCGTTGTTGGAATATGCAAAAACACCATTCTATAAAGCCCAGAGGTTTGAGATATGATGTATAAACTTGAAAATGGAAAATTGATTACACCGCCGACCGTTTGGAAAGGCGTTGTTGGTTATGATAGGGATTTGCAACGATTGACAGCAGACGGTTGGTTACCTTTGATTGTTACTGGCGAAGGTGATGTTGTTGAGTATATACAACACAAAGACCATATAGAAGAAAAACATAGTGTGCCACCGTATGATTATAAAGAATTGCGCCGTCAAGCGTATCCGTCATTGGGCGACATGATAGATGCTATTTGCAAAGCCTATGAAGGAAAACCAGACGAATTGAATGCTCTTATGGCACAAAGAAATATAATTAAAACAACAATAAAGAAAGAACCTGATGCCGATTAAAGTAGACCCTTTTATAAACCCTTTCCGCACGCATATTAAACCTGATAATAGTGTGGTGGAAGTTATAATTGTTAATGGTAAAACATACGAAAAGGTGGTGCGGAAACATGGGAACAACTAATGTGAATCTTTTATGGAAAGACTTCAAGGGTATTCGGAAATTGAATACAATAAATTCTGAGGCTGTGTTTGGTGCCGATATTGCCCATGGGGTGCAGTTATCCAAAGAAAAATCAGGGCAAAACCGCAGTATAAAATCAGCAGGGTGGTTTAATGAATATACTACTGTTGCCGAGCCTGTGTTGCGGTTGTTTAGTGCGAATATATCGGGATATGCACAACCCGACCAGTTGATAGCATTTACTAGGGGAGAAAACAATATAAATGCATGGATTATAACCGACAATACCGAGATTGTGAACCCAATCCAAATTGCAAGTTTCCCGTCGTTCAGCGATGTAACCGATGTGTGTATGACGCAGTTTGGCGACCATATGGCGGTCGTTGTTGCATTTGATACAACACAGTTGGGATTTATTACTTATTCTGCATCGGCAATTACAGGCTGGACACCAATGGGGGCAACTGGATTTTATTATCGTTTGGTGCCAATTACAGAAACAACTACAAATACGGCGGTTGATAAAATATCGCGCGTCCGCCCATATCGGTCAAGGTTAGCAATCAACGGACAAACAATATACGACCAACAACACGCCGAAACAATCAACGGGGTGTGGTTTAGTGAAGCGGGAAATCCGACGGTGTTCACATCGTCATATATTTCAAGTGCAACCGATACGAGTGCGTTTTTTGTAGAAACTGGCGAATATGTAAATCAATTGGAAGAATATCACGGTTTGACTGCGTTTTGTCGCAACCGTTCTTATAACATCACTGGCACTAGCCAAAACGACATCAAGGTCGAACCATTGACGGCGAAAGGGGTGTTTGGGAATGCGACATTTACAATCAACGGAAAATGTGCTTATGTGGATTCTTGGTCAAAAAATATATTTACATTGCGCGATAATATAGACGGAACGATTGGGTTTGATGAGCCTATTGGCGACGATATTCAGGATTATTTACAAGATATTGACAATGTTACGATTGATGTTTTGGGGCGTCGTGTGCGTTTATTAAAATCGAGTGGGCAATCATTGGTTTATGATGTTGATATTGGCGAGTGGGTGGAAGAAAAATTTACAGAAAATTCGCGCGCGGTATCATTCTTGAATCACGAATATTTTTGTGACGGCACTACCACCGTGTATGAAATCACAAATAATTGGGGCGTGGGCGCACAACAAACACCAAATGAAAACGGATATTATTCACATTATCGCACAAATCTTATGTGGTTAGATTCGCAATCATCGGTCAAAAGTCATTTGTATCCATTTGCTATCATATTGGAACCGCAAACCAGTAATGATTTTTATATCAAATTTACAACAGACCGCGGGCGTGTGTTTGAGAGCCGTATAGTTCGGGCAGGATTTGCAAATGTGGCAACATATTCAGTTGATGACAATGTGCCTGAAAACGGGTCGCAATTTGTGTCAGACGACGAGGATTTATCAGGGCGAGTATTCTTTGCTATGCAAGATACAGAATTATTGGTTACGGCAGAACACCCACCATTTTGGCGGTATTTGCAAATCGATATTTACACAACATCGCCAAATCAACAATTTAACATATCGGGGATAGAAGCAAAAAACACCGTGATAAATACGGAAATGTTAGATTATTAAAGGGAACGCAATGATAACACAATTATATACATTTTCGGTTGGTTCTTATGTGGTGGCGGACGAGTGGAATGCAAATTTTAATACATTGTATAATGTAAATTTGGCGCACGAAGAAGCGATTATTGACGCGCAAAATACGATTGCTTTCCCGGATAGTGATTTGACAACAGTGTTTAATTCGGTGCGTGGTTGGGCAAATTCGTTCTTTATCGGTGGGGATACGGTTATGGTCGCACCACAGTGTGAATATTATAAGACGCTGGCGACAGACCAAGATTTAACCATAAATATACCTACGGGATTAAATTCAGAGGTGCGAGTTTTAATTCAGTTGACAAATGATAGGTCTTTGCGTCCTTTCACGGTAAATTATAATGGAACAACAATTATAAACGATTATGATAATAATAATTTCTTAGCGGGATTTTATTATATCATGATTTACGAATCAAACAATACAGCAATGATAAAAGTAATAGGCACAGGAGTGTAAAATGGTAATGAATGTATTTCAGGCGGGGAAAGGCATAAATGCGACAAAAATAAATGATAATTTTTCGCAACTGCAAACGCAGGCAAACAGTAATGAAACCAATATAAATACCATTGCTGGGACGGCGTTGTTAAAAAACGGGACTAATCTAACACAAAGTATCGTTGACGCGTTTAACAAAGACACGCCTAATATAATATCTGCATCTGGGACTATTGTTTTAGATGATGGCACAACCAACTTTTTAACCTTGACTGGCAACGGAACAATTTCACTACCATCGGTTGAATCTGACAGTTTTTCGCACACGATAGTTTTAATTGTGCAAGGGGGGCAGTATTCTTTGGGTTTGGGGACGGTAAAACCATTGGGAACTTTGGCGAGAATCAACCCCGACATGCCATATCAAGTTTTATATATATTTAACAAAATAGATAATTCTTGGTATTATTGCCTGGGCCAATAAAGGAGTCGTCATGTCGAATCTAATGCGTAGTTTTTTTAGAATATCGGGTCAACCGAGGTCGTTTTTATATCAAGAATCGGGCGACTATACGGTCCATGTGCCACAAGGAACATACCGAGTTATTTTGCGTGGGGCCGGTGGGTCTGGTGGCGAAACTGGCGGTTCTTCGGCAACCGCAGGCGGTTCGGGTGGTGCAGGCGGTGCCGGGATGTTGCAGGTATATTTTATAACATTTCCAACAGAAACGGTTTTAGATTTACATGTTGGTGCGAAAGGTGTTTTGGTTGGCGGAAACGGTGGCGAACCGGGGACAGCAACTGCGGCATCTGGCGGTCGTGGTGGCGACGGTGGTCGTCCGTCATGGTTCCAATATAACAGCAATTATTATTACGCCAACGGTGGTGGCGGTGGCGGTGGCGGTGGTGGCGGCCGTCAAGGTGGTCAAAAATATTCGCCAGTAGCATCAAGTAGTGGTGGTGGCGGCGGCGGTCGATACGAATTTGATTCTACTGCTCAAACCCCAGAAAACCTTGTCGTGTCAATCCCTGGTGGTCGTGGTGGTTCTGCATGGACGGGTGGTGCGAGTGCTGGCGAAGATGGCGCGAATCCTAACCCGGCATATAGAGCAGGGCACGGTGGTGCTTCTGTGGATTCTGCGGGCGTAAATGCCCAAGGGACATCAGGTGGCGCGGGTTTTGGTGCCGGTGGTGGAGCCGGGGCAAATTATTTGTCGTCACACGATTATAAATCCGGTGGCCAGGGCGGTGGCGGAAACGGTGGTGATTGGAGTGCCGGTGGCGGAACGACCCCAAGTGCGGGCAGTTATAACGCGACCAATCCAACAATAACAAAAACAGTCCCCGAAGAAACCGCACAATCGAACGCGCGATATGGGGCGCGTGCCGATAGTGGGCGCGGGGGATTGCCGGACCAAGACGGGAACGATGGATTTATAGCATTTGAACGGGTGGCATAATGCACATTGAATACGCTTTTGATAATCCGACGGCGATGGCTCTTTGGGAACAGAATATGCGCGAGCCTTGGGCGGATTACAAAGGTGCAGATATGTTTGTGGTGCGAACAGATGACACAGGCGATATTGTGGGTGGTTTTGCAGTGTATCACGATGAATCCGATGGCGTCGTTGGTAATTTCTGTTCAGGCTGGGCGCAACACGGTGCGAAAGTGCCAACAGACCGCATTATAAAGCAGATTGCGGTGAATACTGGCGACTTGTATTTCAAGACCGACCAGCGCACGGCAAAAATTTTATTAGAAAAAATCGGGAAAAAGGTCAAAACGACCGACCGATTTGTTTATTATATAGTAAGAAAGGAGTAAAAGAAATGGGCAAGCCTAAAAAACTCGAAGCCGCACAAGTAGGGACAGATTATAACTGGGGCGAATTTGGTTCAGCAAATGCTGGCGGTGTGAATTTTTCGCCAACGGTGTCGAGCAACCTGCAAACAACGCAGGGCGGTATTGGACAGTATCTGAACGAACTGATAACTCCGTCATATGATAACGAATCATTTCGGGCGCGTCAGGCTATTTTAGACGCAAACAATCGTCAATTCGCCAATGAATTAGGAGCGCAGGCTATGGAACGCGGGGCGCGGGGTTCGGCGACGCAAAACATATTGAATAGCATTATGGCGAACCGCAACGCGAATATGCGCCAAGCAATGACCCAAGAAGACACGCGTGTTCAGAATATATTGAACCAGTTGGCTGGCATCGAGGGCAATTATTTCAATATGGGCAATACTATGAGCAATAACATTTTGCAAAGGGTATTGGCAAACCAGAATATGCAACAACAGGCAAATGTGGCGAATACAAACGCATACAATTCTTGGAAGAATAATTTACTTAGTGGTGCGACAGGATTAGGTGCGGCGGCTTTATCTGGAGGATTTGCGCCATCTGCAAGTTTCTTAGGTTATAAATTATGGGGCGAATAATAATAAAGGTGTAAAAAATGGCTGATGATATAAATTATGGGATTTTAGAAAGTATTATGTTGCCACAGACGCAAGCGTTACAGGCATTGGCGACGCGCCCACAAAAATCTTTACAAAAAACATATACGACATCAAACACTGAACCTTATGCGTTACAAGATATGATTATGCGCCGTGATAGCATTGGTCAAGCGACTAGAGAATTAAATGATGCCTTAAAAGCTCGTGAAACAGCTGGTTATTCTATTGCTAATGCTCTAATGGCTATGCCAGAATTACAAGGTTATGGTTCGTGGCTTGGAAACGCTGGTCGTGTTTTTGGCGCAGGATTAGCCAGTCCTATAAATGCTGCTGTTGACCGTGCTCAAAAGAAATACGATGCCGAAATGAAAGATTTGGCGGAAATTTTGGCATACGACAAAGCTATGGGCGAAAACCAAACTCAATACCAACGCCAAGAGATAGATTACAAAGACTTGCCTTGGGCTGGTGCTGGTGGTAAAAGTGGTGGAAAAGGCGGACCAGACCAAGTTATTCAAAATATTGCGACAGCAACTGGTGAAGGTATGGACCCAGAAGAATTTATAAAACAATATAATACAGGCGGGTTTATTGAAAGTGGTGCGTCTGATGTTGATGCTCGTGATAATCCTACTTTGGCTGCAAGATTTATTCGTAGTGCTGTCGCGCCAATCAACACGGGTGCAAGAAGTGCGTTAGCACAAAATATGACGGATAAAATCATTGCACCAAAGATTCAAAATATGGTTCAAAATATGGGTGGCGCAAAAGGTGGAGATACATTAAGAGAAGTTTATGCAAGAGTCGGTCCGTTGGCTCAAATAACAGGTTTGGGCACACAAGAACAGTTGGGTGTAATTTCTGCCGCAAAAACAGACGTTTTAGATATTATAAATCGTGACCGTGTTGCTGTCGGTATGCAACCATTAACGATGGAACAATTTCAGCCTGCGTGGAATAAATTGTTTACTGGAATTGCTACATACCATAAACAATATGGGGGAAAAGAAACCAATAAAAAAGGAAAACAAGCGGCAACACAACCTGTTGAAGCACAAGAAGATTACTCTAAATATGGGTTTTAATGATGAACGAAACAGAACACCTTTTGAAATTACAAAACGCTGTCAAAATGATGGTTGCTGATGGTAAAACACCAGCATATATTGACACATTTTTAGCAAAACAAAATTCTTCTCCAGAAGAAATCAAAGCGATAAATACATATGGTGCTGAAAACATTGCAAAAAGTAGACAAAAAGTACAACAAACTCGTGAAGCATTGCCGTCAAATTCTTTATTGAGCAATATGTTGACACCAGAAGCATTAAAAGAAGCGGCAGGTGGTGGTATTTATTCATTAGAAGAAGGATTAAACGCCGCTACTGCTGGGGGGTATGGTTGGCTTAATGAAAAACTTGGTGGCGATTTTGATAAAAGACAAGAAGGATACCAACAAATGTTAGATGAATCTCCACGTTGGTTACGGAATGTTGGGCGCACTGGTAGATTAGCATCTCAAATTAGCGGGGGTTTAGCTAGTCCTGTATATAAATTAAATTTAATAAAAGGTGCTGGTGTTGGGCCAAGAATAGCAAATATAGCCGCACAAGCAGGTATTTATGGTGGATTAAACAAAGCTTTTGAAGAAGACTCTTTGCAGGGCGTACCAAAGGCTGCTTTGCAAAATGCCGCTGTGGGTGGGGCTTTAGGTGCTTTGCTTATAGGCATTCCTGCTGGTTTAGCAAAAACAGGTGGTATATCGTCTGGTGCTGGTGCCGAAACAACAACGTTGGCTAGAAAGGCAGGGGAAGCTGGCGGTACGGCTGCAAAGGCGTTTAAGGCAGGGCGTAATGCGTCAGGATTAGAAATTGCTGATGAATTAGATGATGCATATCGTGCAATAGACAGACAATCCAAACAGGCGTTTGGTGCTGGGAAAAATGCTATAGACACACAAGCAATTAACAAAGACGCATTAAAACAATCATTCAAGGACTGGAAAAAAACGAACTTTACACCTTATGGGCGCAAAAACTTAGCCACCCCAGAAGAACAAAAGGTGTTTAATCAAGCAAATAAATTGTTAAAGAAGTTTGTAAATCGCAAAGGCGATATGATTCTTGGCGAAGGACACGCGTTGAAAAATGCGATTGGAAATATTTCAGCTGAACGCGGAAGTGCGGCAGAAAGAGTTAGAACAGAATTATACAATATTGTTAAGAATAATCTTAATGAATCTGTACCAGAATATGCACAGTTAATGAAACCTTATGCCGAAGCAAAAGATACATTGTTGGCGGTAAAACAAGCAACAGGTGCTGCTGGGCGTGATATGACTTCTGTACAAAAATCAAATATAACAAAAAGATTAGTTAATTCGCTGAAAAATCCAACAGTACGCAGTGCAATAGAAAAGGTTGCCGGACCAGATTTTAGTTCTAAATTAGCTGGTTTTGCTACAAAATCTTGGGTCCCAGAAACAAGCATTTCAAGATTGGGTGCAGCAAGTGCATTGGCTGGTAGTTTGGCAGGCGCACCACAGATTTTAACAGCATTGCCATTCTTATCTCCAAGAATAATGGGCAATATGTCTTATGGTATTGGCAGGTTGCAATCTGTAATGCCAAGCACAGAAAACATATTACGTACTGTTCAGGCTATTAAATTAAATAATGACTAAAAGGATAAAGTATGGCGAAAGAACCAATGATGGTAGAAAAAGAATATCGCAAGGCTGACTCGGCAATAAAAATCATTGATTGTATTGGAAAGGCGATTGACTTGCAAAAAGAGTATTTTAAGCTGATTACGAGTCTATCCGAGGGTGGGTATAAACGTGCCACGGACACTATTCGTAATTTAATTTCTGATATTAAAAACCATACGTTAATTCTGCAGGCTTTGTTGTTAGAGTTTGACGACAATATCCCTGTTGCTGAAGATGGCGTGGCGAATGCGTTGAACGATTTGCGTGACGCCATGAAAGATGTAGAAGAATAAGGTGTTAAAATGGCTGAGAATAAGTTTATAAAACGTTTGCACGGGAAAGAAACAGCGAAGTCGGTTGTGGAGATAAAAAACACAGCCACTCCGACTATGTTTACAAATATGTCTGCGGGCGATTCGAATGTTTTTAATACTTATTCAGACCATAGGGGAAATGCGACTGGTGTTTTACGTGGCACAGACAATTGGAAACTAAGCGGGTCTAGTTTAGTACAAGCAAGCACTGTCTATGGCGACGGGCGAGATATGACCGGGGCATTTGTTGTGGGCAATGCGGGGCTTTGGATTGACGCAACGTATACGTTTACCGAGCCAAAATTATTCACTCCAAACACCGAGTGGGTCTTAAAACTATGTGGAAACGGGCTTTTGTCAGATTCTAACGACACGGTAGAACTAACGATGCTTATAAAGTTCGGCACTACAATGTTTTCTAAAACGTTCTTTTTGCCAGAACAGTCTTTTAGTTTTTCAGAAGAATTAGTTATAGATTTTAGCGAAAGTGTTGCTCAAACCATAAAAGTTAATGCGGGCGATACAATGGTCGTTCAGGTGCTTTGCGGGGACTCTTCGGCTCATGCACAAATATATAACGGTATGACTGTATTTACCGCACTGCAACGCCGTGTTGATGGTGATGCCGTTGCGTCTGACAAAAAAACATTTGATGAAGTTGTGCAAGATATTGACGACATAAATGACGAAATTATCCAAATTCACGAAGACATTGACGATTTACAAGATTATGTTGACGACACTTTTGTAAAGAAAGCGGGCGACACGATGTCGGGTGCGTTGAATATAGAAAATATAGCGTCTTCAAATGCGCCGTTGTTGACTCTAACGCATTCCAATACAGCGACTTATAAATGGAACATAGCACCACGGTATAACAGCACAACACTGTCAGTTTATCCTGGTTCAAACGAAACAAACGGGTATCGTTTTGCGTCAACAGGCTTTGTGCCATCGTCAAATGACGCGCGGTATCTTGGCTCGGCGTCCTTGAAATGGAAAGGTGTTTATACCGCTATGATAAATAACGGCGGCGACTTGGTCGTTCCTGCGGTTTCTGGCACCTTGGCTACAAAGGCCGATGTTGACCTTGCTGCAAATTCTGGTCGTATGATTTTGGACCAGGGCGTTTGGTATGCAAAAATGTATGCTGCGACCGTTGCACCAAGTGCAGAAAACGGCACGAACTATGCGGATTTTTCGCAAGTTGACGGTCAGGGCAACCCGATAATCGTGATATATGAACGCCAGAATGGTGCGTGGGTGCAAAGCGAAACAATCACACCGCCAGCGGAATATGACGGCTATGTACCAATTACAAGCAAGATTTGGGATATTGCAGAGCAGGCGGGTCAACAAGGCGGTCGTATTTTGTGGAACCACCAGAGCAAAGAGTTCACGCCATACCCACAGATTGTTTCGTTTGAAGATATTGAAATCACTGGCAATTCAACGGTTGCTATGCCACAGACCCCAAGCATAAATCAGATTGTGAATAAAAATTATGTTGATAATGCTATTGGCAACGCTATTGGCAACGGCACAATCACAATTACACAAGGCGGAACGGCCAAAGGCACCTTTACAACAAATCAGGGCGGAAATACTACGATTGACCTTGATTCTGGTGGTGCAGGACACAATGTTGGCGATATATTCTTTACAATGCGGAACGACAATGAATTAAATGGCGCAGTAGAGTGTAATGGTGCAACATATAATACAACTGATTTTACGGGCGCACAAAGCATTGGGGCGTTGTTGGTGGCAGGTAAAGTCCCGTATGTGTCATTGGCGGATTATGCGACGGCACTGACAACAAATGGCTCTGTTGGAGTGTTTGGTTGGGACGGCGGTTCTACAACAGCATTTCGTGTCCCATTACTGAACGATATATTTGTTGAAACAGGAACGGCGGCACAGATTGGCGACTTTGTTCCAGCAGGATTGCCAAATATTACCGGAAACTTCAATATCGACTCATATTCAAACCCAAGTGCGACAGGTGCATTTACACAATCTGATAATTACAATGCACCAAACCACGGAAACTGGGCAGCAGAGGGGTGGAAAATAAACTTTGATGCGTCTCGTTCTTCTTCAATCTATGGCAACAGCACAACAGTTCAACCAAACGCAGTTCGTTATCGTGCTATGGTTCAACTTGCGGTTAGTGCAAGTGATGAAGCAGTTGAAACCTGCACTGGTGTTTTAGCAGATGTGGCTGGGCTAAAAAGTCACGAAGTTATAGAGTTCCAAGCACCAACAGCCCAGAATAATTATACTTGGTATCGTAAGTATGCTGATGGTTGGGTTGAACAAGGTGGGTATTATACTGGGGTTGTAAATGCTGGGAGTAGTGTGAGTATAACATTACCGATAACTATGGCAGATGATAATTATATTGTTCTTATTACTGGCGAACAAAATTCAAACAATTGGTCTGGTGCATCGTTAAAAGACAGTTCAAGAACAACAACAGGGTTTGGTATATTTGCGATAGGTGGTGGTAGCGGCGATAAAATCAACGGCGCATCTTGGCAAGTAAGCGGTATGGCAGCAAGTTAAACAAAAGGAGTGAACTATGCCTTGTGGTAAAAAGAGAAAAAAATAATCATTAGGGTTATTTTACCCCTTTGATTTGTTTATTATATAATGTAAGCGTATAACATAAAAGGATTATAAATGGCAGAAATTGATAATTTGCTAGGTAGCACTCGGCGAGTTGTTGAAGAAACCACTCCGCTTAACAACTGTCGTGGTGTTACATATAGAGTTGTTAATGTTGGCAGTGGCAGTGGTGGCGACCAGCACAACTTGGGTTGGTATGCGACACCGGAAGCGTTGAGAACAGCGCATGCGACAGCGACAGCGGGCGATTGGGCTATTGTAGGTTCAACAGACACTGTGTGGATTTGGGATACGGACACGAACGCGTGGAAAGATAGCGACCAAAAAGGTCAGGTAACATCCGTGAATGGTCAAACAGGTGCTGTCGTTATCGATGCTTTACAGAATACAGCAACTGGGTCGGATACTTTAACAATTTCGGGTTCACCAAACAGTAATGCAAACAGCGTAAATATTGGTATTGGCTCCGTGGCTGATTATAATGGTGTATCCATTGGTTGTAATGCGGGTAAAAACACAAGTTCCTCAGTTAACATAACTGGAAGTGTTTTCATTGGTATGGGGGCGCAGGCTTTTAGAAACAGTACTGATTGTAGATATTCCATAGGTATCGGACAAGGTGCGGAAGTAAAAGACGCCAAAGGAGGAATTTCCATTGGTTGGGGTTCTGGTGTTTACAGTGAACGTGCTATAGGGATTGGACATAATGCAAGGGCGTCAGCATTCCATTCTATACAGCTTGGTAGTCTAAGCAGCGGCACTACTGCTGTCAACAATGATGCTAACACTTTCAAGGTCGCCAACGCAAACGGTAACTTTGAGATTATGTCCGCAGACGGCACAATACCAGAAGCCCGTTTGGCAGATACAACCAACGCACAGCAGGGCGATGTCTTGACCCTTGATAGTAATGGCAATGCTGTATGGCAAGCAGGTGGTTCTGGTGGTGGGTTGCCAGACCAAACAGGTCAGAGTGGTAAGTTCCTGACCACAGACGGAACTGACGCAAGTTGGAGTGATAAGCCGTTGGTGAATAAGGCGACAGTGTCTGGCTCTCTTGTTGTTGGGGACAATGCAACAGATGAAGGTTGCGATGAAGTAACAATTTTAGGAAGTTCTGCGACTGTTGGCAGTAGTTTTTTCAGTGGGTCAATTGCAATAGGTTCAAGAGCCAGCGTGATGGGCGGTGGAAACTCCATCGTTATTGGGGAATGTGCGGAGAGCAGAGGGGATAATACTGTCGTAATTGGGTATTCTGCAAAAGCCACCGCTGAGGGAGCGATTCAACTTGGCACAGGAGGCACTAACTCTGATGCTAACACGTTTAAGGTTTGGAATAACAACGGCAACTTTGAGATAATGTCCGCAGATGGAACGATACCTGCGGCACGTCATGCGGCATTACCGAGTGCGGACGGCACCTATGTGTTGAAACTGGTTATTGCTAATGGAGTTCCGACATTATCATGGGTTGCGGAATAACAAAAAGGATGAACGATGAAGAAAGAAACCATGGATAAAATAACAAAAACCGTAGAGTATCTTATTGCTCCATTGACGGCCGTTTTAGGAATATGGAACATTGACGCGGGTGTTTATGTTGCGGCTGGTGCCGGTGTTGTCGTGTCCGTTTTGGCCTTTGTGAAGCTGTTTATAAAAGAGTAAAAAGTGTATAAGGTAACCTGGAGTGTTTCTAAGGGAGTGTATGCTGTGTGGGGGGCGATACTGTCGTTCACGCAGGATATACACTCTGCGATGATTGGGTTACTTATTTGTATAATAGTCGACACCATTACTGGTTTTATTGCGGCACCGTATCGTGGGCAACTAAGAGAGAGCGCGAAATTATCAAAGGTTGTATTAAAAATAATCACATATTTTTCTGCGGCGATTGTTTTGCATGTAACAGAGATGATGGTGTTGCCGACATATGTTGCAGGAACGATTGAATTGGCGCGAATGGCGTTTACTGTATTTTGTGCTTTGGAAATATATTCCACGCTGGAAAACCTTCGTGATATTACAGGGTTAAAGGCGTTTGATATACTAACGATGAATTTCAAGAAAAAGATAGAGGAATCGACAGGAATAGAAGTTCCAAAATGCAAAAGAAAGAAATGAAAACCTTTGTTGAGCAGTATTGCGCCGGGAATTTTTATCGATATAATATATACAAGATAGTAGATGGAAACTGGCAAATTTATTATATTGCTGAGAGCGTAGATAACAGAGGTGTTACCAGATACAGCGAAACGGTAGATGGGTTAAAAACAATACTGGAATCTGACGCAAAAGCATTAAATCAATTTCATATGAAGGTGAGATAAATGCCAAAAGTAAATAGAATATATCTGAAAACCATAACCGTATTAAACAAATACAAATACAAACTATATGCGGTTGACGCTGGTAATTTATTCTGGTTAGATGCCGACCCGGTATATAAGGGTGTTCGCCGTTCTGCGGATACGGAAGCGGAATTGCTGATATGGTTAGAAAACGATTGTATGAATATTGAAAAGCAAGAAAAGGCTATGCAAAGAGTAAGGTAATTGCATAAATTTAATGTTGTGATTCCAATAAATAGTTTCGATATTTTTTCCATTGTTGTTTGGCAATATTGGTGATGATTTTTTGCACCCCTGGGGTTATTGCGCTAACATCTATCGCCACGCAACGAGAGATAAAGCAACCTGGGTGTTTCATTGACGAATACTGCTTATGCTTGACAATGGTCGCATAACTGCCGAATATTTCTGTAATCCACCACCCGTCTTTATATAAGCAGTCTAATGTCGTCTGGGGGCTATCTAATACACAGCCGAATTCCGCCATCGGTTTTTCAACAATTATGTTTCTGAGTTTTTTATACATTCCGACTCTCCATGTTTTTCAACAAATTCGCGCGATTTTCGCACGATATACCCCGCCATATCTTCTCGGTCCTTGCAGAATCTAACTCTGACTTGATAATGATATGCGTAAGCCAGTAAGGATTGTATAATAATATCGAATTTTCTTTCCCAACCGTGCTTGGTGCAATAATAATACACAATGCTTGGTGAATGCTCAACTAGAATATATTTTGTTTCAAACCCTTTCATGCGTTCCATTTCACGTAAGAACCGTTCGTGCCCGCCGATGAGAGTTCCAACAAGGTCCTGCACAGATTTGCGTTCAAAACAGATTGCATCTTCGTAGCCTTGAATAGAATAATCGCCCGTCTTTAATCCTTGGCGGGCGACATCAACATCACGAAACTTGGAAAAATCAAGTCCGTCTTGTTCTCTAGTATCAAGAATAAGAGTTATTCTATCCATTTCTTAATTCCTTACAAGTTTCAAAACACAAAGAATTTATTGTTTCAAGGGTTTTTTCTGGGTTTTTAGATTGCATACACAGCCTAGATATTTTATATAATGTATGTGCAAGTGTTTTTATTTGTTCTTCATTTGTTTCTTTTTTTGCTCGCAACCAACTAATTGTTTTTTCTAGCGACCCTAACCTTGTGTTTATTTCGGTTAATCTCGATAAAATACACCGATGTTTCTCAATCCACGCTGATATTTCTTTGTTTGTCATAAACTATTCTCCTTTATGCATCGTTAACCATTGCAAATCTTTGATGATTATAATATTATTTATGTTTGTTGACATATTTTGTAATATTAGTAAGTATTTCTTTTCGTTCTTCTGCTGAGTCGGCTTGAACAGTAAGAACGATTCCGTTATCAAAATGAAACTTTATATCTGTTTCTCCGGTTTCTTTAACTAAATAAACTTTATTCATATTTATAGACGCATCGTTTATTCTTATAAACATTTTAACCTCTTTTTTGCATCAGTTGCCATTGTATGTCCTTTACATCGTTCGCCAATGCAGCAAGGTCAACCCGTGGGCGAGAGTTTTCTAGTGATTGCCCCCACTGGTTGCATTTGCGTTTTTTTGCCCATACAGACGCGTTTTTGAATCCGTTGGTCCACTTATTCGACAATTCATCAGAAAGTGGCTTGGCGACCGATTTTAACCGATTAAACCGCGCGTTCACAAAATCATAATACTCTTTTTTTGTTTTGGGACCGTAGGCATTATGGGTGCAATATTCGGCATAGGCATCGCGCCAATCGTTTTTGCCCCACTCGGTGCAGTCAAGATTTATGAGATTTAGATTCATTTAATAACCTTTATTAGGTGGCAAGAACCGAGAGGAGAGAGAGAACAAGAACGAAGAAGGTTCTCGGTTCGCGCCATAAATTCGCATACTTTTAGGGGCGACTCGGTATGCGGGCGAGATGCGTCAAGGAGAAACCAACAAGAATGATTTGGAAAGAGTCTTTTTGAAGGTCTGCCCCAAACTGTTATTTACAAATTTTCACTATTGCCTTTGTAAGTTTATTAATTTCTTCGATTGATGTCAAGCCGGAATGTTTTTTGCGCAACATTTCAATCGCATCAAAAAACTCTTTTTCGGTTTTAAGCAATACACGAAGTGCTTTTGGTTGTGCTTTTTCAATCATATCTTGTATTTCTTTGTCAATTATAGCTTGTATTTCAGCACCATTTTCTGCTAAGTTCATTTTGTCTCCTTTTATGCTAATACCCACTCTGTAAATCTAACCCTAAAATCCGCCTCGGATTCTAGACGACGCAACTCTTCAACTTCGTTTGAACAAGCGACAATAAAATCTTTATTTTTCATATCACACCCCGATTGAAACCAAACATCGTCAACTTCTTTTATTTTTTCACGAATATTGGCGAGTTCGTCTTTATACTTTGCTAAAGCTTCTTTCAATGATTCTGCTGTTTTCATTTATATCATCTCCGGTTCTGGTACGTGTTCTTCCCAGCCTTCGCCGTATAAATATTTATAGACTTCGTTGCTTGGGAATTTCCACAATGAGCCAACTTTAACAACTCTAAACCCGAAGGTTCCTTTTTTTGCATTTGTTCTAACCGTGCTTTCGCCACAGCCTAGAATTTTTGCGACTTCTTGTACTGACAATAGTTTCATTTGCTTTCCTTTTGCTTAGAACGGTAATTCGCTATCTTCGGTTGGTTGAGCAACTTCTTCTTTTGGTTCGGCATCACTGACTTTTTCTGCTTGGCTAATACGGAATGAGTTCCAGAAGTTCTTTTTGCCGTCTTTTTCATAGTCACGAGATGAGATGAACAACACGACGTTGTATTCAGCACCAACTTCTAGTTCGCCAAGCGATTGTGCAGCGGTGGCACGAACTTTAATTTTGGTTACAGAACCGTCTCTATATTCGGTTTCTTCAACGATTGTATATTCAGTTATTTCCCAATCACGACCATTTGTAGTGCCGGTCTTGGTTTCTTTATCTAATACTTTTACTTTGGTTTCTTGTGTTTTCATTTGCTTTCCTTTTGGTTTGCAGTGTAATTATAACACGCTTTTTTCTAGTTTAGGACAAAATTGAAAAAAAATTAAAATAAAGTTTGTTGCCTTTGGGCTTGTTCTAATCTTTCACAACTGGCTTTCCAATATATCATTTGTGTAATTTCCTTTTTGGTTTTTCTATTGCTTCTTCTATTGAATAACCATTTTTCAACCTGTAATATAAGTTTCTATAACTTAACCCACAAAACTTTGCCCAAGCCGTTATTGTTTTCTTCTGCCCTTTATATTCTAACACCCTGTTGTTAGTGCGGTTATTTTGTTGTTCTTGCATAGTTGCCCATCTGCAATTTTCTGGACAATAATTTCCGTTAGAGTTAATTCTGTCTATTGTTAAATTATCATTATACCCTGTTGATATAGCCCAACTATAAAAAGCCATATAATCTTTTGCCCAAGTATCGCACATAGTAATACCACGACCGCCATAATTTTTATATCCAATATCTTTTTTATCAAAACATCTGTGTTTGATATGTTTGTAAATCTGATACAATCGTGTTTTGGATAACCCATTTGCTGTTTTTACTTTACAACCACAAGATTTTGTTAGCCCACGCTTAATATTGCTATAACATATAACCTTTTTGTTTCCACAGTCGCATTGACATTCTGCATATCTGTGTCCGTTGCGATAACCAACAAATTTCAAAATAGTAAGATGTCCATATTTTCCCATTTTTAACCTTTTGTATATATTAAACACATATATACTATATACAATTATAAATCAAAACGCAACTGTTTTCTTGCTTCTTCAAGCCGTTTTATAGATGCTTCGCAATATTCCCTATCACGCTCAATACAGATAAATCTGCGTTTAAGATTGTGGCAGGCAACTGCTGTCGTTCCCGAACCCGAAAAATAATCAAGAACAAGGTCGTTTTCGTTGCTGTAATCTCGTAACAATAATTCAAACAATTCAACAGGTTTTTGTGCTGGGTGCATTTTGCCCATTTCAAACCTGACCCTATATATCTTTGCAGGTTTTGAACAATTTGACCACGCTAATTCACATTCGGCAAAACTTGGCATTTTTTGCATTTTATCCCAAACTATAAAATGTTCTGTCGTTGGTAAGACAAAATTATTCATACCAAATATGATTGCTTTTTTTGACACACGCAACATTTCGGCAAAAACTTCTTCTGTTGGCTTGATTTTATTCCAATCTTTATCTAAATCACCAAAACTTTTTATT